CCAGCCTTTGTTCCTGACGTAGTCAACGTCGGCTGCGTCGGTGTAGCCGTGCCACGCGGGTGCCGGCGGGGTTGCGGGAGGCGTCGCGGGCGGCGTGGCCGGCGGGGTTGCAGGGGGAGTTGCGGGGGGAGTGACGGGATCGGGCATGGCTTATCCTTTTCGGGGCCGTTGGTTTAAAGGCCGAGCTCTTTGAGCCCGGTGATGAAATCGTCAGGGTGCAGCTGTTCCATGCAGGCGTTGTCGCCGTACACGCATTTCGTGAAGTGCAGCGTCGTCATCGGCCAGTTCGACTGGCAGCCGTAGCACTCGAGATCGCGCGGGCCTACGTAGCGGGTTTTGTAGGTCTGACTGCCGTGACGCGGGATGTAGCGATGCTTCGGCAGCGTCGTGCCGCTGGCGAATACGATCGGCACGTCGGTCGTGCCGGCGAGATGCAGCGTGCCGCCGTCGACGCCGACGACGGCCGCCGCGTTGCCGAGCACGTCGCGCAATTGCAGCAGCGTGGTCTTCTCGCGCATGTCGATCAGCCTCGAGAGGATATGTGCCGGCAGCATATCGGTCTGCTCGCGCAGCACGACGGGCTTAAGCGTGCCGTCGATCTCGGTGTGCGTGTGGCTCGTCTTCGTGCCGACTACGACGACGTCGTAGCTGCGGTGAAAGCACCACTGCATGATCGGGCCGTAGACGCTGGCGCGGAATAGCTTGTTGTCGCTCGTGGCGCCGACCGGGAATACGACATACGGTGTGCCCGGCACCGTCTCATTGCACAGGGGCGCCGCGGTCGGATAGCTGCGCTGCTCCATCGACTCGGGCCGGCCGTTGACGAGGAAGTTGAAAGCGTAGTCGACCATGTGGACGCGGCAGCGCGTGAACGTCGCCTGCAGCGCTCCGTTGAAGGACACCGGCCCGATGTCAAGCGCCTTGCGGTCCTCCCACTTCATCGGGAAAGCTGTCAAGTCCATGATCTCGAACTCGCCGTAGGGCGCGAGGAGATGGCGCACCAGATCCATCTGCCAGGGGGCGACCCACACCCGCAGCTTCATGTCCGGCACGTAGAACTTGCGGGCGAAGACGACGGCCGGCAGCGACGAGATCATGTCGCCGAGCGCACCGTTGTTCATTACGAAATTGTGGACTTCGCTGCTGATGACCTGCTTGCGATCGCGATACATCAGTCCTCGCTGGCCGGGCGCTTCACGTAGAGATCCCACAACTGCTCGTCAGTCAACTGCAGGTACTGCTGAATGCGCAGCCACACTTCGCGGCGGCCGTCGAGCTTCGCCGCGTCGCGCGGGTCTGTCTCATGCGTCGACTCGTGCGCGCGGCAGAAGAACGCCAGGTCCTTCAGCACCGTCTTCGCAACTGGACCCTTGAAGGTCGTGCGGTAGGCGTGCTGCATGCCGAAGACCGCGTTGCGGACCTGCTCCAGAAGTTCGGTCAGGCGGGTTTCCCTTGTTGCGGGTTGGCTTTCATCACCGACGCGATAGCGGGCGCGGCGTCGACCAGCTGCTGCTGCTCGGCAGCCTTCGCGCGGCCGTCACGCCGGGCCTGGATCTCCTCCATCGAACGCACCCACGCCGTCGGCGTGCCGTGAATGTCGAGGATCGCCGGCATCGCCACGTCGAAGTTGAAGTGGTCAAGCGGCTCAAGGTCGCCGGTCAGCTTCGTGTACTCTGCCGCGTTGCCAAGGGCGCGCATGAAGCCCGACGCCCGCTCGGCGCGCGCCATGCGCGACATCGGGTTGTCGTACTCGATCTGGTACTCGATCGACGCATCGCGCAGGATCGGCGGCATGTCGGGCAGCAAGTCCTGGCGGGCGAGCAGCCGGATCTCGCGCTCGATGAGCGGCCCGAGGAACTCGGCCTGCAGGCGGCCGGCGGTCGGCGCGAGCAGCATACCCTTCTCGCGGGCGCGCTCGAGCACTTCCGTCGCGGTCATCTGCGGCGAGTCGACGAGGATCTGGAACAGCGAGACGAGGAAGGCGTCGTGAATGATGACGCGCTCCATCTCCATCATCTTGTCGCCGACGGCCAGGTTGCCGCTCGGCAGCGCGCCGATCAGCATTTTGCCGTCTTTGCTCATGCCGCCGGCGACCATCTTGCCTGCGCGCAGCGTGGAGTTGGCGAGCTTGCCGTCGTCGTGCGCCAGCAGGATCGGGTCGACGATGCGATGGCCCTGCTTGAGCACCGTCTTCTTCTGCTCGTTCAGCGTCTTGATCGACGGCAGCGCGTACTGCGCCGGGCCGCGGCCGTACGTCTCGCCGCTCATTTGCGTGTAGCGCGTGATGGCGTACGGGAAGCAGTCGTAGCCGCCCTGCTTCAGCGGCCGCTTGTCCTGCACTTCGATGTAGATGGACGAGAAGGGCATCGCCCCCGGCCCGAGCACCATGCCCGGCGTGAAGTCCGGATTAGGCATGACGATATGCAGGATCTCGACGTTCTTCTGATCGGCCTGCGCCGGCTGCTTCGCGCGTCCCGCCACGGCCTCGCTGATCGCGGCGCCGAAGCGCTCGACGGCCTGCTTGGGCGAAAGGAAGAAGGGGCGATACAGCGTGTCGATGATGCCGGCGTGGTTCTCGACGAAGTAGCACTCGCCGAGGAACATGTTCTTGTAGCGCAGGCCCTTGCCGCGGTCGGGCGCATCGACGTACAGGACGCCGTTGCCGAACGCGCCGAGGGACGTGAAGACCTGCTGCGTGTTGCCGACGAAGTTCGCCGAGGGCCGGTAGCGATAGTCCCACAGGCAGTCGGAAAGCTCGTCGAAGAAGCGGCGCACCGCGCGGTTGCGCTTGAGCGTCTTGTCCAGCACGCGCAGGATATGCCACACGCTCGACTGCGGAACGGTGAGCGACTCCATGACGGAGGCGAACTTCTGGTTCGCGGCGGCCGTCGTGCCATCGAACTGCTGGTCGGTTTTCTTCTGGCCTTCCGGCATCCCGCCGACGCGGCCGGTGAATCCGTTGACGTGCGCAGGCAGTACCCGGGCAGCGGATTCCTCCCACTGTTGATCCCAGTTTGAGCGCTCCGACTTCAGCGCACCGAGGCGCTGAATGTGGTACTGCGACTGCTCGCTCACCCGAGCAACGCTTTGCGCGCGGCGCCGCGGTCCTTCGCGCCTACGCGCCGGCGAGTCAGCGAATCCTCGTCCGACGTACCGGGCAGGCGGCTCGAGGGCGGCAGCGAGCTCGCGTCGCGCGTGGGCACTTGAGTCGTGGTGACGGTGCCGAGGGCGGCCTGGCGCGCGGCGGCAGCTTCAGCGGCTTGCCGTTCGAAGTAGCTCGGGTCGTACTCGACTCCGAACGAGCCCCGGCGATTGTGCGGCTGCGGCAGTGCTTGCGTCATTTCCCCCTCACCTTCCCGCGCTTCGCGGCGCGGGCCTTGCGTTGTTCGACGTTCTCGGCGCGCATGCGCTCGAGTTGGAAAAACCCCGGGTTCAATGGCGCGACGCCCGGCTTGCACAGCGGCGCGTCATGCGCGCAGAACTTCGCGACGCGCTTTTGCACCCGCTCGGCATTCGGCCGCGGCCGTTTACGATTGACCGGCTGCTCGTCGCCCTTTGCCAAAGTCGCTCCCCTTCGGACAGTGTATCAGGCGGGTTACGGACGCCAATCCGAGTCGTCGATTCCGCCGGTCGGGCCGGGGTTGCGATTCGCCCGGCGCGGCCCGGGGTCCTTGTCCTCCATCGTGCAGGCCAGGGCGTCGGCATCGTCGGGCGACTTAACCCCGCGCTTTTGCAAGTCTTCCTTCGTTTCCAAAATCTTTTTCGACTCCTCGCGCCCGGAAGTGCGCCAGCCGCGGTTCGTCAACTGGTCCGACAGCGTGTGCTTGGACCCGTCGTCCTTCTCGATCATCGCGCCCGGCAGCCAGTCGCGCACCCTGGCCCACAATTCCGCCGCGTGCGAGCCCCACTCCGATTCCTTGCCGTCGTGCGCCGCGTCGCCGAAGCGCACTTCGCGCAAGCGCCCGCACAGCGGCATGCGCTTCAGCTGGTCGATGACGCCGGTTCCCATGCCGAAGTCGACGTTGATCCAGTCGGGCTGGAACTTGTGATCGAGCTCCTGCACCGCTTTCGCGATTTGGATGTTGTCCTTCCCCTCCCACACCCCCTTCGTCGCCGGCCCGCAGCAGTCGCGGGCGTTGCGCCCTTGGCGAAAGCGCCAGGCGGTCCTGCCGCGCGGCGCCGGATCGACGCCAAGGACCAGGGCTTGCGAGTCGTCGTGAGCCAGTTCGTTCTGCTGCGCGGCGCGCACGTTGTCCCAAGGGATGAACTGGTCATCCGAAGTGCGCGGGGGCAGCCCGTCGATCTCCACGCGGACGAAGTCGCTATCCTCGCCGTAGCGCCGAATCTGCGACTGGATCAGCGCCTGGTCGACTCCGGGCATGCCGCGGGTCGAAAGTGTGCGGCAGCGCCAGCCGTCGCCTATCTGTGAATCGTTAAACAGTTCGAAGAAGCGCTCGGAGCGGTGCCGCATCTGCGAGGCGGCGACGAAAAAGCGGTTGGGGTTGACTTCGGTGAAGAAGCCGTCGGTCGTGTCCCAAATCCCCGAGGGGATGCCGGCCGCCTCGTCGAACAGAACCGCCAGGCCGCGGGGGTTGTGCGTGCCGGCGAAGGCCGACGGGTTGTCCGCCGACCACGTCTGCCCCTGCACGTACCAGTACTTCGGGTCTATCCCGAGGCCACCTTCCTCCTGCGACCGACGCACGATGTCCGCCAGCCAGGGGTAGGGCACAATCCGCATCGTCTCGATGTCGAACCAGTGGCGATTGACCGCCGAGCCGAACCACACCGCGAACTCGGGGAAGGTCTTCGTGCGCATCTGGCCTTCGGTGTTCGCTGAAACGATGACCGTGGAGCCGAGATGCGTGCTGACCTGCCAGTGCGCGAGCATGCCGAGCAGCGCCGACTTGCCCGGGCCGCGGCCACTCGAGTAGGCCGATCGCCAGATTGCCAGCGGCAGGTCGTTCGCCAGTGCGAATTCCTGCGCTTGGACGTGCTTGCCGATGCGATCGAGCTCCTCCAGCTGCCAGTCGCGCGGCCCTTTGATGTCCGCGAGCACCGTGCCGGGCTGGCCCCACGGGTAGGCGTAGAAGACGAAGCCGACGGGATCTGCCCGGAAGGACAGGATCTGCGTCATGATCTCCGCTTCTTGCGCTGCCGAGCCGAGCATTACGTCCTTTGGAAAAACTCCGGCGCCCCGGCCTCAAGCCGATGGGTAGCGCGGGTAAGATGGCTTGCCCCGCGCGGCGCCGGTCAACCGCCGACTGCCAGGGGGCGATCTCATAGGCTAGGCCTGAGAACAGTCTATCACCCGCGCCATCCGCGATTCCGTGCGTCCGCACCCTATAGGGTGTGCGGACTCGGACGGAATATTCCGCCCTGGCCGGAAACGGACGGAACCGGAATCAGGAATGCGAATTATTAATAATTAATTGCTAATTATTATTTTCTAATTTCGATACGCGGTCGACGCGCATCACCCCCGCGCC